TGAGTGACGAGATTCTTTACGACTTTCACCAAAACATTATGCGCAACCTTGCCGAGGAGCGGCTTAAATACCAAGACCAAGAGTTAGAAAGATTCTTTAATTTTATCGTTGACAAAGCAAAGAAACCATACAATGAGTGACCTATTATATACACCAAGCAACCTTTCATTTACTGGCTATGCCGTCCAGTTTGCAGACGTTGCACCAGTTACCGAACCAGTTACATTGGCAGAGGCTAAAGAATATGCAAGAATTGACGGCAGTGCTGAGGACGCTTTAATAACTAGCCTTATAAAAGTTTCTCGCTTACATTGCGAGGCGTTTATTGGCAAGGCAATTATCCGCAAGACTGTCACAATTGATTCATTTTCTTTTCCTTACCAGTGGCAATTGCCTTATGGGCCTTTGCTTTCTGCAAATGACGTAAGTAAAGTGGTGACAATTGACATAAACAATGTCGAAACGCCTTTAAATTATCAAATAAACATTGGCTTATTTCCAAAAATTGTAATTACCAGCGCAAGCCAATCATTTAAGTTTAAAATGATTTATACAGCTGGATTTACAACTGTTCCTGAGGACATTAAGCTAGCCATAAAAATGATGGTAAATACCATGTACGAGCGTCGTGAGGACTTTAGCGATTTGCAGGCAATACCTTCACCTTTGGGAGTTAAAGCGTTATTAATGCCTTATAAAACTTACAACTGGTTTGGTGCATGAGGACTAATAAAGAACTTAAAGCTGGCGATTTACGCGAGCGCGTCCAATTCCTAAACCCAACGCTATTTGCGGACGGCTTTGGAGGTTACTACTCTTCGATGGGCGTGACTTATACGTGCTGGGCAAAGGTTACTAACCTGACAGGAGCGCGACAGAATAGCGAGGACCAAATGGTTATAAAAAACGCTTGGGAGATAATTATTCGAGATAATCCTTTAGTGACAATTACCAAGTCGATGCACATTGTTTATGCTGGCAGAACTCTAGTTATTGACAATATTATTGACGTGCTGGAATACGACAGAATGATTAAGCTTATTGCTAAAGAAAGGGACTAAATGCTAAGTATTAACTTTGACAAGAAAAGCCTTAATGCCTTTTATAAATATTTAAAGGACTTGGAGGATGACGTTGCTGACTTTGTACGTGCAGAAGTGGAGGATTCCATGCTGGCAATTGAGACAGAAGCCGCGTCGAATGTCAGAGTTGATACTGGAGCGCTAAAGCAAAGCATTCAATCAACACCAATTAAAGTAACCAAAAACGAGGTTACTGGAGGAGTTGAAGTAGGCGCATTTTACGCGCCTTACATTGAGTTTGGAACTGGTGGTGGTGTTGTGGTACCAACGGAATTAAAAACCTTTGCAATGCAATTTAAAGGCACAACTGGACGCAAAAGAAACTTTGATGCTGACCCTTTCTTTTATCCAGCAGTTTTTAAGCAAAGAAAGGAACTGCCTAAAAGAATCGAGAAAACTTTAGCAACATTATTGAAAAAGAGACAATGAGAAATATTAAAAAATTTGTTCGCAAGGCTTACTGGTCTGCTTTAAACGGGACCATTACCTACAAAGGTGCGCCAGTGCTTTGTTATGATACCTTTGCTCCTGACGAGGCTAGTTTTCCTTATATTCTTATCACAAATCAGACTCAGGAGGATGACAAGGATAACCAAGAGTATAACTATATCACAACAATAACTTTGGACGTTGTAACGGCTGGGATTGCGCCTTACGGACGCCTAGATGCGGACTCAATTGCGGACTCTATTTTGCAAATTGTTTGCCTTTATCCTGAGAACTATTTAGCGCTAGAAGTTGGCAAAATTGTAACGGCAAAACTGGTGCAACAAACTAGCCTTTCAAGCATTACGGACACAAACATTGTGCATCGGGAAATCATGACAATTGAAAACTGGATTGATGGCTAAGGTTAATGGCTCTGTTTTATTTGTTTCAGTTGGCCTTGACAAAATAGCTAAGTCAACAGCTTACAATTTATCTGCTGAAATGAGCCAGCTGGATAAGACAAGCAACGACTCAGGATATTTTGCAGACCACATTTCCAAGCTTGGCTCTTGGTCCTTATCCAGCGACTCACTTTACATTCAAGACGGATTTTCTTTTGGTAATTTATACACCGCTTACGTCAATCGCGAGCGCGTTTATTTATCTGCTGGCCAAGACGATAGTCTAACCTTTATCGGTCTTGCAACAATTGAATCTTTGAGCCAATCGGGACCAATGGAAGAGGCTGCAACAATTTCAGCAACGTTTAAAGGTGTTGGAGGACTTTATCCGACAATTTTACCAGCCGAGCGGTTTATTGTTGACGAACTATTTGAAATTATAATAGACCAAGACGGAAACTATTTGGTCTATACTTAAATTTTATTGTATTGCATTTTTTGCAAGTCCTTTTATTTTTAAAAAAAATTAGAATTTAAAATCACAAAAATATGGCAACTGCTGGCAAATTTAATGGCACCCTTTTGAACGTTTACCTTAACAACGTAATGATTGGATGCGCTACCTCTTCTGAACTTTCTGTAAACGTTGACCTTGCAGATGCAACTTGCAAGGACGACGGCGGATGGGCCGACCACATTGCAGGTCTACGCGACTGGTCTGTATCAACTGACGGATTGGTTGCATTTGACGACACAAACAACATTGGCGACATTTATACTCTTTTGAGCGGTCGCACAGTTGTTGCTCTGAAATTTACTACCAACGTAACTGGAGACCTAGTATTCTACGGAAACGCATCCGTTGCCTCTATTTCTGTAAGCGCTGAAATGGAAGCTGCGGTGACTTACTCAGTAGAATTTACTGGAAAAGGTCCTTTACTAAAAGCGACCGTAGTACCAGCATCAACTTAATAAGTATTATATTTCGCCTATGAATCACACAGGCAGAACTATTATCACAATTAATGGCAGCACCTATACCGTCAAATTTGGTATGGGTGCTTTGTTGCATTTTAGCGAAGGACTTGGCTACGACGTCCAAGAGACAATTGGCGAATTGACCCAAGCTGGAGTTGGTCAAATTAAGGCAATCGCAAAGTTTATTTATGCGGCTTTGTATGTTGACGCGCTTTACCACGACAAAGAATTTACTTTGGAACTTGTTGACGTTATCGACTGGGTTGACACTAACCCAACAGATGAAATTGGCAAGGTGGTGGTCGTTATCATGCAAGGGATTAGTTCAATTACCAAGGTAGATTATCCAGCTGGAGACGCTGAGGAGTCAAAAAAAAAATAACATTTAGAGACGTTTGCCATTACGCCATTGGGGAGTTAGGTATTGCACCTGACTCCTTTTATTTTATGTCTTTTGCCGAGTATCAGTCCATTGCCTACGGCTACCAAATTCGGCAAAGTAAAGAGGAGAATTTATTTAGGACGCTTTGGGTCCAGCTAAACAATGTCAACGTAACCAAGAAATCCGACCTAATTAGAAAGCCTGACAAGTACTGGAGAATTCCTTTACTTGATAAAAAACCAATTGTTATTCCGACACCCGAGGAGAAGGCCAAGGCTTACGAAATTGCAAAGCAATGGCAAAACCTTAAATTTGAAGAGGAAGCCAATTTTGATACAATAACCAAGACCATAAAATGAGCGCAAAATTAAATGTTGACATTGTCGCCCAGCTAAAGGAATTTAATAAGGCAATGGCCGACGTTAGGTCGGAGGTTGATAATTTAAATAAAAATGTTGCCCAAGGAAATAAAGAAGGCGCAAAGTCAACTAAATCTTTAACTAGCGCCTTTTCAAACTTAGGTAAAACCTTAGGCGGTGTATTTGTTGCCGATATGCTTTTAAATTTTGGCAAAGCAGTTATTGCAACGACTGCTGAGTTTCAAAGAATGGAGGCAGTTTTAACAAACACCTTAGGAAGCAAATCCGCTGCTCAGGTTGCAATGCAAGATATTGTTGAGTTTGCTTCCAAAACTCCTTTTCAAGTTAATGAATTAACCGACGCTTTTGTAAAATTAGCCAATAGAGGTTTTAAACCTACATTGGTAGAAATGACCTCTTTGGGTGACCTTGCCTCCTCTACTGGTAAATCATTTGACCAGTTAACCGAGGCAGCTTTGGACGCAATGACTGGCGAGTTCGAACGACTTAAAGAGTTTGGAATTCGTGCCAGCAGTGAAGGAGACAGAGTAAAATTTACATTTAAAGGCGTTACAACTGAAGTACAAAAAACAGACTCGGCAATACAGGACTATTTAATTAGTTTGGGACAAGCTGAAGGAGTTAGCGGTTCGATGGCTGCAATTTCTGAAACTGTTGGCGGTCAAATATCAAACTTACAAGACAATTTTACACAATTACAATTAGCAATTGGTTCGTCTTCAACTGGCTTAATTTCCAGCGTAATTCAATTGTCAAACATTATTTTAAGCGATTTAGTAACTTCTTTAAATTCAGTTAATACAGTTGCTCAGGCTGCTGGAGACAATGGATTACAAGCATTTGGAAGGCAATTACTTTCATTTATAGACCCAGCCTATGCCGCAAGAATGGAAGGTCTTGCAATTGGTTTAAATGGAATAAAAAAAGCTGCGGTTGAATCTGAGGAGGCTATAAAAAAAGAAAACGAAACTAAAGAAAAAGCTAAAGAAATAAGCGATGAGTTAGCAGAAAAGCTAAAAAAAGCACATGAGGAAAAAATTAAGCAGCTTCGTAAAGAATCAGTTGAATATGAAAAGCACGTAAAAGCAATTTACCAATTAGCTGACAGAGACCCATTTGGACAAAGAAATTTAGATGTAAATCGAAATGCAGATGCCGAGCGCCAAAAGATAATGGAGAACGCTGGGCAAAGGATTTTGGCTCTTAATAAGCAAATTGCTGACTCAACAAAAGGCATTATAATTCCTGAGGATGCAATTACTAGAATGAATGCTGCCAAAGATGCCCAAACGCAAATGGCTTATGAAACTGCTTTAGTGGCTCAAAACATGGGTGCCGCTTTATTTGTTGGCGATATGTTTGCACAAACAATTAGCCAGCTAGGAGAAGGAGGTAAGGCTATATTCCAAGGAATAATGGATTCTTTAAAGGCTTTAATTATTCGATTTGTTGCAGCAATTGCAGCGGCTTTGACTTTAAATATTTTGACAGGTGGAGCAGTTATGGCGGCTGGCAAAGCAGCTGGAGCAAAAACTGGTTTTGGTGCTTTACTTAAAGGAGGAGCCTTAAAAGGTATTGGAGGCCTTACTCCATTTGCTGCTGGAGGTATTGTCTCAGGACCAACTGCGGCGCTAGTCGGCGAATATACTGGCGCAAAAACTAATCCTGAAGTAATTGCACCTTTAAGCAAATTGCAAAACATGATGGGAGGAAATGTTACCTTTACGATTAGCGGTGACAACTTAGTTGGCACTTTAAACCGAGCAACCAAAACAAGACAACGCAAATTCTAACCAATGGCATACGGCTTAAAATACACGATTCCATTTAAGGACGTAGACAACAACACAAACCTTGTAAGCATTTACCAAGACGGATTTGTTGGCTCATCAACTGAGTTAATTGCTACGGATGCGCCAGCAGTCCATACCTACGAGCGAGAAGACAACGAGGACATACTTTCTCCAATAATGTCAGCAACGTTAACAATTAGCTTTTACTCGACAGAAAACACAGACTTCAGCAATTTCTTTAGCTATTCTGACCGCGAATTTTATGTGGTCCACGAGTTTGATGGAGACGTAGTATTTAAAGGCTATTTGTTAAACGACATTGTAGGCGAGCCATTTCAGGACCCTCCTTATCCAGTTGTTTTGACTGCAACGGATGCGCTTGCTCAACTTAAAGAGGTTGCTTTGACTGGTCCTAGCGTTGATACCGATTTGGGAACTTTGGTTTTTCAGCAGTTGAATAGCCTTGGTCTTGCAATGGATTTTCAAATTTGTAATGACCTTTATGAGGGCCTAGTAATGGACAACACAAAGTCTATTTTTAGCCAAGACGAAAACGAGAATTTGATGGTGCAAGCTGGCACCTTTGATGCTTTAGGTTTAAACGCTTTTGAGTTTTTAGCTGAGGTTTGCAAAACATTTGGTTGGGTTTTATTTCAATCAAACGACAAGTGGATTATTCAGCGGCCAATCGCTAGGAATATTTCTAGCACAGTAATTTACCTTTATGACTTCTTTACTGGCGAGTTGACCTCATCGACCAATAATCCAATGACCTTGGAAAAGGTTGCTGACCAAACGAACGCAAATACCGACTGGGTGCCAGTACAACAAGACCAGCTTTTGCAATATCAAAGGCCGATTAAAAAGCTTACAGTTACGCAAGGGGATTTGGGCCAGTCAATCATTGCAAACGGCGAAAACTTTAATGAGTCCAGCTGGTTTTTGGAAGGTCCTTATCGACCAGTAGATTGGACGGTAACGCCTGACCCTGACTCGCCAATTATTCAGGTTTTCCCAAATAATATTCCTTCGCAAACAGGTTACGATGACGAGCAAGGAGTTTCTTGGGACATTCGTTTTATGCCAAATGGCGAAGAGACAGACCAGCCAATTACTTCAAAACCAGTTTTCTTGGACTTTGCTGGATTAAGCCTTGACTTGGAAATAGATATTAATTTTAAAGAACCATTAGACGGATTAGGTATTGCAATTAAGCACGTTGACTCTAGCGGAACTGCAAGGTATTTGCAAACGGCTATTGTTGGCAGTTTTAAATTGCTAGACTGGAGCGAAACATACAGTACTTTTGTTTTTTATTCTACAAGAGAGGTGCAAACTAGAAAGTTTAAATTAGATTCTTTTGTGTTGCCTACGGCTGGATTTTTATCGCTTGAATTAAAATATGTTGGCGAGGATTATCTTAGTGATGGAACCACAGTTGTTACAAGCGCCAAGATTACTCCAATTTTTGAAGGTCAAAGAAATCCATCGCAGGTAAAAAAGATTTACGAGACCGCTAGAGCCTATACCAGTCTACGTGAGGATACTTTAAGATTTAGCGACCTTTGCATTACCGCGTCAAAAAACTGGCTAAAAATCGGCGAATTGCCTGCCATTGTTTTTGTTGAAAAATCCTTGGCATCAACTCCAAATATTATCCAAGTTCCAAGCGGTGCGGTGACTCAGGTTAACAGACTTACTGACACTTTAGGTGCCAATACTTTAAGTTTCTCAGGTGGCACGGTGACTGGCACATACCAGCGCCAATTTGTGGCAGCAAGTACGTTTACAATTGATTCTGTTTTTATCCTTGTAAGCAGCTTGTCGGGCAATCCTCCACCTCCTAGCGCTGAGTTAAACGTAACGGTTTCGACTATTTCAACAACTCAAAGAAATGTAACAGTAACCTTTGACGATTATGACTATACTGGTCAGGCAAACGTCCAAATGCAGGTGTTTTTAAAAGATTCAAACGGCAATAATTACCAAACGTCGACTTTCTTGTTGCAGGTTAACGCAAATGGAAGCATTACCTACACGCAAACAAATCTGTCGTTTGAAAACCAAGCGCTTTTGGGCGGTTACTCGCCTACTTTGCGCGATTGCTACGCTAGAAACATATTGAGCGTTTACAATGCTTTAAGTTACCGCTTGGAGGGGTCCTTTAGACGCAAAGGCGATTCCTTTGGCTTTGCCGATTTGACGGCCGAACTAGATTACACTGGTTATTCTACTGTCAGATTGCAAGTAATTGGCTGGGAATACGACTTGGCAAGTCGAGTTGCAAGAATTATCTTTGGACAAGTACCTACTGCATACGTTTATCCAATTTCATAATGGCAAATAGAAGGTTTATTGATTTCCCAATTGCGGCAAGTGTTGGAGATAATGACATTGTTTTAATTTGGCAAGACGGATTAAACAAACAAACTACAAAAGCGACGCTTTTTGCAGGCTCGCCAAATAGTTTGGCTGGCTTGACAGACGTGGACATTTCAGCGCTTGCTAATGGTCAGATTTTGCAATACAATTCGACCACAAGCAAATGGGAAAACGTAGACCGTACAGATATTGATTTGGACGAATTAGGTGACGTGACAATTGTCTCGCCTACCAATGGCCAAGTTTTAGTTTATAACTCCAGCACTAGCAAATGGGAAAACTCCAGCGCTGGTTTTGTGCCTTATACTGGAGCAGTAACAACTGTTAACCTTGGCGCTCAATCTATTTTAGCTGGCTCTTTTGTAAAGGCTGGCGGAACGTCTGCACAATTCTTAAAGGCTGACGGCTCAGTTGATTCTACGGCTTACGGAACTGGTAGCGTCACCTCGGTTGCGTTAACTATGCCATCGGCTTTCAGCGTGGCAAATAGTCCAATTACTACGGCTGGAACTTTGGCAGTTACTGGCGCTGGAACAGTGGCACAATACGTGCGAGGCGACGGCTCTTTAGCTGACTTTCCTGCAACTACTGGTGGAGGTGCGTCAGTTAGTTACTATTTGAACGGCTCTGTTAGTCAGGGAACTATTGGAGGTGTTGCATATCGAGAGTTCAACAGAAACCCAGTTTTTGGAGCTGGAACTGACATAAGTATAAGCTCAGACGGCTACATTGCCAATTTTATTACGGATGCTGGCGACCCAAATAAGCTACTTATCCCTGCTGGTAACTGGAACTTAGAAACCTATTTCAGTGCATCCTCAAGTGGTGGAAGTCCAACCTTTTATGTTGAGTTGTATAAATACGATGGCTCGACCTTTACTTTAATTGCATCAAGTGCAACCTCTCCTGAGTTGATTGCCTTTGGCACTAACTTAAACCCTTACTTCTCAACGCTTGCAGTTCCGCAGACTACGCTTGCATTGACAGACAGGCTTGCGCTTAGATACTACGTTAATACCTCAGGACGTACAATTACTTTACACACTGAAAACGACCACCTTTGCCAAGTTATTACCACATTTACAACTGGATTGACTGCGTTAAACGGCTTGACTGCTCAAGTTCAATTCTTTGCAGTTGGGACTAGTGGAACTGACTTTAATATTGCGAGTGCTACTGATACGCATACGTTTAACCTACCTACTGCATCGGCAACTAACCGAGGAGCGTTAAGTTCGACAGATTGGACAACATTTAACAACAAAGAAAACGCAATAACTGCTGGCACGACTGCGCAATACTTTAGAGGCGATAAGACTTTTCAGACGCTAAATACTAGCGTTGTACCTGAGGGGACCAATTTATATTATACCGAGGCTAGGGTAAACGCCAACACAAACGTGGCTGCCAACACTGCTGCTCGTCACAATGCGGTGACTCTTGGAACTGCAAACGGACTAAGCTTGTCAACTCAGGTGCTTTCCCTTGGTTTAGCAAGTGCTGGAGTAACTGGAGCATTAAGCGGAACGGATTGGAGTACGTTTAATAGCAAGCAGAATGCTTTGACGCTTACCACAACTGGAACAAGTGGAGCAGCTACTTTGGTAGGTAGTACTTTAAACATTCCTAATTACGGAAGTGCATTAAGCGGTTATTTGCCTTTAACTGGTGGTACTTTGACAGGTCCATTAGTAGGAACAAGTATAAGTTTAAGCGGTGACATAACTGCAAATAGATACCGAGGAGTTAATAGTTTGGTTTTAAATAGCTATACAACTGTTAACCCTTCTTCTAATGTTTATTTGTATTCACCTCTAAACGACAGAGATGCTTGGATTTATTTAGACTCAGCAGATGCAAGCAGTAACTGGGGTATTTATCATCGACAGATTGATAGTGCAGTAAGTGGATTACCTGCAAACTCTATTGGATTTATTGGAGGAGGTTCAAGCACTTTGCAAGCTTGGATTTCATTGGCAAATGGAAATGGATTTTTTGCAGGAGATTTAACTGCTAATAACCTAAGCGGTACAAATACTGGAAACGTAACCATTGGAACTGCCAACGGATTATCATTAAGTGGTCAAGCTTTATCACTTGGACTTGCAAGCGGTTCGGCAAATGGTGCTTTGTCTAGCACCGATTGGACAACTTTTAACAATAAGCAAAACGCTTTGACTAATCCTGTGACAGGGACAGGAGCAAGTGGTAGAGTTGCATTTTGGAATGGAACTAATACAATAACAAGTGACTCAGATTTACTTTTTAGCGGAACTACTTTAACATTACTAGCTGGTAATGTTGAAATAGCGGCAGGCAATGGATTAATTTTATTTAATCCTGCAACAACTAATTACTTTCAATTATACACAAATTCAGCTAATGAATTAAATTTTGGATTTGGTGGTACAAATCCTAGAATGACAATTACCTCATCAGGAAGGTTACTAATTGGCAGTCCACCACCTGCTGAATCAATATTTTCACTTGATGTTAATGGAGGTGCAAGGTTTACAAATAGTACTCGAGTTGAAGGAAGTTTTGTAATTCAAGAAACTAATACTCCACAACAAAGCATTTTATTAAATGCTATTCCTACAAATGGAAACACTACTGGTATTTTAAGATTTGGTGCTAGATGGAACTCTACAACTTATGGAACAGGAGCAGAAATTAGAGCATCTGCTGCTGGTACTTGGTCTTCAACTAATTATGGCTCAAATTTAACTTTTGGAACAGTTGCACAAAATAGCGATGTTTTAACCACAAGATTAACCATAGCCTCAACAGGAGCAGCTACCTTTTCAAGTAGCGTTACGGCTACAAAAACCGCTAAAAATACCTACGGAATACAAATTGCAGGAGCCTTTTACGGTGCTCCAAGATTGCAAGTATATGATTTGGCAGCTGACCCAAATGGTTATATGGGTTTGGGAACAGATATGTCAACAGCACCTTATGAATTATCAAATTATTTTCCAAGAACGGCAGGATTAGGAAGATGGTCTGTTGGGTCATGGGCAGGAGATTTTGGAACAGGTCAATATGTTTCAGGATACAATGAAAAATTATTTATTACTGAATCAGCTGCTGGGTTTAATGTTGCATTAACTGTTGGGCCTGGAGGATTAGCAGGAAGATTAAGCGTAAGAGGAACTACAAACGATTCATCAGCTTTTTCTTTTGAGGCGGCAAATTCAAGTGGAAATAGCTTATTTTTAGTTAGAAATGATGGCAATGTTGGCATTGGAGTTAATCCAGCTACTAAATTTCATGTTGAAGGTGCTTCTGTTTCTTATGGTCAACTAAGGTTTTTAAATACTAGTTCTTCAGGTGAGGCATCTTTTAACATTGGTCGAACAAATCAAACATTGGAACAAAGATGGACAATTGGTCAAGGTGTTGCAGGTATAGGAGATAGCTTTGGATTTTATACTGGTGGTTCTTCAAGAGTTAATTTACAGACAAACGGCAACTTTTTGATTGGAACGACATCCGATTCAGGAGACCGACTCAGAGTTAATGGCACTACTTTTTCCAATACAATTATGACTTGGAATCCTGCAAACGATAATAGGTCTGGAGTTGCTTGGCGACTAGGTGCTGCAAGTATTGGAACAGATATACTAAACAGACGTTTGCGAGTAAATGTAGGCGGAGTTGAATATTACATTGGAGCAGTAGAAGTATAAAAACAAAATATAAAAATCATGAGAAAAATCGAACCAGTACAAATTTGGAAAAATGGAGAGCAGCTAGAGGCTAGTCTGCTGCAAGCAACAATTATAAATGATAATCTTGAGAGTGCTTGCACTTTCTACTATCAACTTTTGACAGGTGGAGACGGCACAGAAGCAATGCCAATAACTTACGGTCAGTCGGTTTCGGAAGGTAATATTTCTTTAACTGGAGAGAATTACCTTGACTGGAATGGGTCAAATGATTTTGCCTATTCCTATATTGCCGAAAAATTAAACCTTACACTTATATGAATGTAAATCTTGCAATCGCCCTTACCGACATTGAGGGCAACAAAATTCAAAACGAGAAAGGCGAGGAAATGCTTTTATCAAAAATGGTAGGCAACGCTTTATTTTCTGCCGAAGAGAAGGAGGACCCTATTCGTCTTTACGAGTTGGCCAAGAAAATCTACTACTCTGAAGGCGAGATTGAACTAGGCAAATCCGATGCTGACTTAATCAAGGAGAAGGTCAAGGCCAAAGGCTTTACTGTGCTTGTTTTAGGGCCTCTCTACGAGGCTTTAAAAGAAAAGTAATGGTAATGCACCACCGAGCATTTAAAGCGCTAGAAATAGCGCTTTTTTATTTGCTTTAAAATGCCTTATTTTTGATAAACGAATTAATTAAATGTAATGCACCACGTCCCACCATTTGAACAAGTCTTAGGCCTAGGCATTATCGGCACGCTTGCCTCAATTATCGACATGAACGAAAGCCTTAAATTTCTTATTCTTTTGCTCACTTTTGTGGGTGTGGTTATCAAGCTTTGGGAACAAATCAAAAAGTCAGAATTTTTCCTAAATGACATTAAAGGAATTTGGAGCAAAATTTTTAAAAAGTAATGGCAAAAGCAGTAAGCGTACAAAAAGCCTCCTCATTTGGAAAGCGAAGAAACGGAAAGGCAAAAAAAGCCTTTTCTAAAAGCCAAAACAAGCCAAAAAAATATCGTGGACAAGGACGCTGAAAAATCAAAATATATCCGCCTAGGAATTTGGGCGGTTTTTTTAATTGTAGTCGGCGGAGTTGCTGGTTACTTTTTACCTGAGCATAGTACTGGGTCCTTCTTTGACCTGCTGAAAACTATTATAACCTCACTAATCCTATAATGGAGATAAAAAAAATTTCTAGGAATTTGCACCAAATTAACCTAGACCAAAAGGAGTCCAAAATTGCTTTGTTGTCAGATATTCACTGGGATAATCCTAAATGCGACCGAGACAAATTAAAGCGCCATTTGGACTATTGCAAAGAGCAAGAAATGCCAATCTTTATCAACGGCGATTTTTTCTGTTTAATGCAGGGTAAATACGACCCAAGAAGAAGCAAAAAGGACGTACTACCTGAGCATAACAAAGCAAACTATATTGATGCAGTAATTGAGGACGCGGTAGACTGGTGGAGTCCTTACGCTCATTTATTAACCGTTATTGGTTACGGCAACCACGAGACGGCAATTATCAAGAATCTTGAAACCGACCCATTGCAAAGGTTTGTTGACTTGCTAAATTATAACAACAAGAGCAGCGTTTATACTGGAGGCTATGGTGGCTGGCTAGTTATTAAAAAGCAGTTGGAAGGCAATACTTTCATGACAAAAAATTTGAAGTATCACCATGGTCTAGGATTAGGCGGAATTGTTACACGCGGAGCCATAAACTTGACTCGAGCGCTAGAAATTTATGAGAACATGGACATTTTTGTTATGGGTCATATTCACGAAAACTCCAGCAGAAACGACGTTAGGGACACTGTGCAATATAACACAGGCAAGCATTGCCATGAATTAGTGCAAAAGCAAATCCATTTGGCGATTTGTGGAGTTTATAAGGAGGAATATGAGGACGGATTTGGCGGCTGGCACGTTGAACGTGGTGCGCCAGTGAAACCTACTGGAGGCAGAATTTTAAATTTAGAAGGTAGACGAATTAGGACCAAGGAAAGTGACTATTTTGAATTGCTTGTGGACAGTTGTAAATTTCCGCTATGAAACTTTCAACAAACTTTAGCCTAGATGAGTTTGCTTCAGCAGACGGTGCCGCACCAAATGGCGAGGTGCTTAAAAACTTGACTGAACTAGCCAAGAACTTGGAGGTGCTACGTAAGCATTTAGGCCAGCCTATACGTGTAACGTCAGGCTTTAGAAGCAAGGAGCATAATAAGAAAATCGGCGGCGCTTTAAATAGCTTTCACGTGCTGGGCATGGCTGCCGATATTCAGGTGGCAAAAGTTAAACCTGAGGACGTTGCAAAGGCGATTGAATTGTTGATTAAAGAGGGAAAAATGAAGGAAGGCGGTTTAGGAATTTATCGCACTTGGGTCCATTACGATTTTAGAGGCACTAAAGCACGCTGGAAAATATGAAAGCTAAGCTAATATTTGAACTACCTGAGGACCACCATGCTTGGTACATGGCAGTAAATGCTAGCGGTATGCATTGCGTTTTAAATGAGTTTGACCAATGGTTGCGCTCAAAGATTAAATACGAGGACCTAAACGACGACCAGCACCAAGTTTTTCAAGCTTGTCGGGACCAGTTGCGGACTTTGCTATACGAGGAAAATATAGACCTAGATAAATAAATGCCATTACCAAAACCAAAACCAGCCGAAAGCCAAAGCGACTTTGTTGCTCGTTGCGTATCTGACCCAGTTATGGAGCGTGAGTTTCCACGTGTGGACCAGCGTCTTGTTGTTTGTTACGTCCAATTTAGAGGGAAAAAATGAAAGAGTTGCTGGACGACGAGCGAATAAGAATTGCAATTATTGCCTTTTTGATGGGCGTGGTTTTGACGTTTATAATTTTTCCAAAGCCTGAGCAAGAGACCGTTTATAAATTTCAAAGCGTGACAAAAACGGACACTTTGTTTGTAACTTATACCGATACGGTATATCTGCCAAAAACAAGGATAAAAACGAAAGTTTTAAGGGACACAATACTAATTGATTTTAAGCCTAAAATTAGCCAGTTTAACGCGTCCTTTCCTTTTGAGCATGGAAGTACAAGCGTGAGCGGTGAAGTCCTTGGAGAGGTGCTTAAAATGACCGCTACTAACGATTATAAATTGCCAGT